TTGACAAGCTTCGCAAGGATGCTGCCGCAGGGGTCGGTGCCGGCGCGCTTGACCTTGACGCGGCACGAGACGAGATCGGGCGCCGCCTGGCTTGCCTGCGCCGCGCCGAAGGAGGTTGACGATTTCCTGGCCGGCCTGGGCGAGAATGCGCTGGCGGCGCTGCCCTGGCTTTTCGAGTTCTGGGCGCTGCCGCATCAGTTGCCGCCCGAGGGCGACTGGAAGACCTGGGTGATCATGGGCGGGCGCGGCGCGGGCAAGACCCGCGCCGGGGCCGAATGGGTGCGCGCCCAGGTCGAGGGCGCGACGCCCGAGGCGCCGGGACGGGCGCGGCGCGTGGCCCTGGTCAGCGAGACGCTGGACCAGGCGCGCGACGTGATGGTGTTCGGGGATTCGGGGATCCTGGCCTCGTCCCCGCCCGACCGGCGGCCGGTCTGGGAGGCGGGGCGGCGGCGGCTGGTCTGGCCGAACGGGGCCACGGCGCAGTTGTTTTCGGCCCATGAGCCCGAGGCGCTGCGCGGGCCGCAATTCGACGCGGCCTGGGTCGACGAGCTGGCCAAGTGGAAGAAGGCCGAGGAATGCTGGGACATGCTGCAATTCGCGCTGCGGCTGGGGCCGCATCCGCAGCAGGTCGTCACCACCACGCCCAGGAACGTGGCGGTGCTGAAGCGGCTGTTGCGGCAATCCTCGACCGTGACCACCCATGCGCCGACCGATGCGAACCGCGCCTATCTGGCGGAAAGTTTCCTGGCCGAGGTGCAGGCGCGCTATGGCGGCACCCGGCTGGGGCGGCAGGAGCTGGAGGGGTTGCTGCTGGAGGATGTCGAGGGGGCGCTGTGGAGCGCGGCTGTGCTGGAGCGCGCCCGCGTCGAGGCGGCGCCTGCGCTGTCGCGCATCGTCGTCGCCGTCGATCCGGCGGTGACGGGCGGCGCGGCTGCGGACGAATGCGGCATCGTGGTCGCGGGCGTTCTGGCCGAGGGGCCGGTGACGGAATGGCGGGCCTATGTGCTGGAGGATGCCTCGGTCCGGGGCGGGCCTTTGGACTGGGCGCGGGCCGCCATCGCCGCCATGCAGCGCCACGGGGCCGAGCGGCTGGTGGCCGAGGTCAACCAGGGCGGCGACCTGGTCGAGAGCGTGATCCGCCAGGTCGATCCGCTGGTGCCGTTCCGTGCCCTGCGGGCCGGGCGCGGCAAGGGCCTGCGCGCCGAGCCGGTGGCGGCGCTATACGAGCAGGGGCGGGTGCATCACCTGCGCGGGCTGGGGCCGCTGGAGGAGCAGATGTGCCGCATGACGGTCGCGGGCTATGATGGGCGCGGCTCTCCTGACCGGCTGGATGCGCTGGTCTGGGCGATCCACGAGCTGATGATCGAGCCGGGGGCGCATCACCTGCGCCCGGCGGTCCGGGGGTTATAGGGGGCTGTAGGGGGCTTTGCCCCCCGCGCCTGCCGCCCCCCTGGACGGGGGGCCGCAGGCGCTTCCCCCCAGGGTATTTTCGAAACGGAGAAAGGGCCTTTCGGGGTCCGGGAGGGGTCGCGGGCCGCGGCCGCTTTTTCATTGGCATTTCAGGAGGAAGCCATGGCATTTCCCTGGTTCGGGCGGGGGGCTGCGCCCACAAGGCCGCCCGGCGCGGTCGAGACGAAGGCCAGCGCCGCCGGCAAGCTGGTGGCGCTGGCGGCGGGGTCGGGCCGGGTGGTCTGGTCGCCGCGCGACACGGTCAGCCTGACGCGGCTGGGCTTTGTCGGCAATCCGGTCGGGTTCCGCGCCGTGCGGCTGATCGCCGAGGCCGCCGCCGCCGTGCCGCTGATCTGCCAGGACCGCGAGCGCCGCTATGAGGTGCATCCGGTGCTGGACCTGATGCGCCGGCCCAATCCCGGCCAGGGCCGGGCCGAGCTGTTCGAGGCGCTTTACGGCCAGATCCTGCTGAGCGGCGACGGCTATCTTGAGGCGGTGGGCGGCGGGCCGGCGGGCCTGCCGGCCGAGTTGCATGTGCTGCGTTCGGACCGGATAGCGGTGGTGCCGGGGGCCGATGGCTGGCCGGTCGCCTATGAATATGGCGTCGGCGGGCGCAAGGTGCGCTTCGACATGGCCGGCAGTCCCGATCCGATCTGCCATATCCGCAGCTTTCATCCTCTGGACGACCATCACGGGCTGTCGCCGATGCAGGCGGCGGCGGTGGCGGTGGATGTGCATAACAGCGCGTCGAGCTGGTCCAAGGCGCTTTTGGACAATGCGGCGCGGCCCAGCGGCGCCATCGTCTACAAGGGCGCGGACGGGCAGGGCAGCCTGTCGCCCGACCAATACGAGCGGCTGGTGACGGAAATGGAGATGCATCACCAGGGCGCGCGCAATGCCGGGCGGCCGATGCTGCTGGAGGGCGGGCTGGACTGGAAGCCGATGGGGTTTTCGCCCAGCGACATGGAGTTCCACCAGACCAAGCTGGCCGCCGCGCGCGAGATCGCCCAGGCCTTTGGCGTGCCGCCGATGCTGATCGGCATTCCGGGCGAGGCGACCTATGCCAATTACGCCGAGGCGCATCGGGCCTTTTACCGGCTGACGGTGCTGCCGCTGGTGTCGCGCGTGGCCGGCGCCCTGGGCTGGTGGCTGTCCGAGCATCTGGGGACCGAGATCGACCTGCGCGCCGATCCCGACCAGGTGCCGGCTTTGGCCGAGGAGCGCGACCAGCATTGGAAGCGCGTCGGCGAGGCCGGCTTCCTGACCCCGGCCGAGAAGCGGGCGGCGCTGGGGCTGCCGCCTTTGGCCGATGCGGAGGGGTAGATGGAGGGCTCGCGTTTCGTCAAGGAGCCCTTCGACTGGCACGACCAGCGCCTTGAGACGCAGGAGCGGATCATGGCGCTGCAATTTTCCCAGGTGGAGCGCCGGCTGGAGCGCATCGAGGCGCTGATCGAGGGGCTGGAGCGGCGGTTGTGGATGACCGTCTATGGCGTCGTCGCGGTCATCCTGACCCAGGCGGTGCAGTCGATCCTGGAATATGCGCCGAAAGGAGGGTGAGGTGAGTTCGAAAGATTACCGGCTGGAGTTGAAATATGCCGCCGGCGGATCGCTGGTGGCCGAGGGCACAGGGATCGAGGGCTATGCCAGCCTGTTCGGCCTGGCCGACCAGGGCGGCGATGTCGTGGTCCGGGGCGCCTATGCCGCCAGCCTGAAGCGGCTGGCGGCGCGGGGCGATCGGGTGCGGATGCTGTGGCAGCACGATCCCGCCCGGCCCATCGGCGTCTGGGAGGAGATCCGCGAGGACGAGAAGGGGCTCTGGGTCCGGGGGCGGCTTTTGCCCGAGATCGCCCAGGCCCGCGAGGCGGCGGCGCTGGTCGCGGCGGGGGCCATCGACGGGCTGTCGATCGGCTATCGCACCATCGCGGCCGAGCGCGACGGCAAGGGCCGGCGCCTGCTGTCCGAGGTCGAGCTGTGGGAGGTGTCGCTGGTCACCTTTCCGATGCTGGCCGAGGCCAAGGTCGGCACCAAGTCCGATGCCGGCCACGAGATGGCGGCGGCCTTTCGGGCCGCGACGCTGGCGCTGCGCGCCAAGTGAGTTTCACCGAAACGGAGGGGATCATGACCGAGGTGAAAGCCGCGGCCGGGGCGGATGTGCCCGGCGACCTGGGGGCCGAGATGCTGGGCTTTGTCCAGGAGTTGAAGGCATTCCGCAGCGAGATTCAGAACCGATTGGAAGCACAGGAAACACGCATGACCATGCTGGACCGCAAGACGATTTCCCGCCCCCGCGCGCCGCTCGCGGCCGAGGCCGACCAGGGCGCGCCGCACCAGAAGGCCTTTGACGCCTATATCCGCCATGGCGACGACGGCGCGCTGCGCGGGTTGCCGCTGGAGGGCAAGGCGATGACCACCACCAGCGACGGCGGCTTCCTGGTGGCGCCGACGGTGGCCATGCAGGTGCAGGAGGCGCTGAACGTCACCGCATCATTGCGCCGGGTCGCCAATGTGGTGGCGGTAGAATCCGCAAGCTACGAGGTGCTGGTCGATATGGGCGACATCGCCCATGGCTGGGCGACCGAGGCCGCGGCCCAGGCCGAGACCGGCACCCCCAGCGTGCAGCGGGTGGTGATCCCGGTGCATGAGCTTTCGGCCATGCCCAAGGCCAGCCAGCGGCTGCTGGACGACGCGGCCTTCGATGTCGAGACCTGGCTGGCCGGGCGCATCGCCGAGAAATTCGCCCGCGCCGAGGCCACGGCTTTCATCAGCGGCGACGGGGTGAACAAGCCGCGCGGCATCCTGACCCATGCCAAGGCGCCGAACGGCAGCGCGACCAATGTGCAGATCGGCACCATCCCTTCGGGCGGGACCGGCGATTTCGCCGCCACCAACCCGGCGAATGCGCTGATCGACCTGGTCTATGCGCTGGGCGCGCAATACCGCGCCAACGCCAGCTTCGTGATGAACTCCAAGACCGCCGCCGCGGTGCGCAAGATGCGCGATGCGGACGGCCGCTTCCTGTGGGCGGACAGCCTGGCCATGGGGCAGCCGGCGCAGCTTCTGGGCTATCCGGTGCTGGTCTGCGAGGACATGCCCGACATCGCCCAGGGCTCGCATTCCATCGGGTTCGGCGACTTCCGCTCGGCCTATACCATCGTCGAGCGGCCGGACCTGCGGGTGCTGCGCGATCCCTTCTCGGCCAAGCCGCATGTGCTGTTCTATGCCACCAAGCGGGTGGGCGGCGGCGTCACCGATGCGCGGGCCGTCAAGCTGATGGTCTTCGGCTGATCCGGGGCCGAAGCGGGGGCCGCGCCGGGGATCTGCGCCCTGCTGGCAAGTGCAACTGTCCGCGCGCGCGAGGGTGCAGCGGCGCGGCCCCCTTAGCCCGAAGCCCTGCGAATGGGAGAGACGAGGATGATGCTTGTGGAAGTGACGGCGCCCGCAGCCGCGGCGCTGCCCGTCGCGGTGTTGCGCGACCATCTGCGGCTGGGAACCGGGTTCGGCATGCCGGGCGATGGCGCCGGGGACGGGGCCGAGACCGCGGCGCTGGCGGGTTTCCTGCGCGCGGCCATCGCCACCGTCGAGGCGCGCACCGGCAAGGTGCTGCTGGCCCGGCGGTTCCGGCTGCGGCTGGAGGCATGGCGCGACCCCCAGGGCCAGCCCCTGCCGCTGGCCCCGGTCGAGGCGGTCGAGACGGTCGAGATCGCCGATGCGGCCGGCGCGGTCGCGGTGGTCGATCCGGCGGCCTGGCGGCTGGTGGCGGACATGCAGCGGCCGGTGCTGGCCCCGGTGGGGACGGTGCTGCCGGCGGTGCCCCAGGGCGGGTTCGCCGAGATCAACTTTCGCGCCGGGTTCGGGGCGGAATGGGCGCAGGTGCCGGCCGACCTGGCGCAGGCGGTGCTGCTGCTGGCCGCGCGCTATCACGAGGATCGCAGCTTCGAAGGCTCGGCCGGGGCGCTGCCCTTTGGCGTCGGCGCGCTGATCGAACGCTGGCGGTCGGTCCGGGTGCTGGGGGGGCGCGGCAACCCGCGCGGCCGGGCATGAGGCGGCCGCGGCCGAGCGTGCCGCTGGTCGTGGAAACCCCGGACCGGGTGCCCGACGGGATGGGCGGGTTCCGCCTGACCTGGCAGGAGGTCGGGCGCATCTGGGCCGAGATGCGGTCGGGCGCCGGGGCGGAGCGCGGCGCCGAACTGGGGGCGCAGAGCGTCGTGACCTGGCGGATCATCGTCAGGGCGGCGCCTGCCGGCGATGCCCGCCGCCCGCGCCCCGAGCAGCGGCTGCGCCTGGGCGAGGGCGCGGCCGCCCGGCGCTTTCGCATCGAGGCGGTGGCCGAAAGCGATGCCGGCGGCCGCTGGCTGGTCTGCATCGCCAAAGAGGAGACGGGGGCATGAGCTACCTTGGAACGGCCGCGCTGCAATCAGAGGTCTATCGCGTGCTGCGCGAGGACGGGGCGCTGCGCGACCTGGTGGGCGACGCGATCTATGACGCCATGCCGGTGGCGGCGCCGGCGGGGGTGCATGTCTCGCTGGGCCCCGAAGAGGTGCGCGACGCCGGCGACATGACGGGCGGCGGCGCGGTGCATGATTTCGTGGTCTCGGTCCTGTCGGGGGCCGAGGCGGCGGGCGGCTTTGGCGCCGTCAAGGCGGCGGCGGTCGCGGTCAGCGAGGCGCTGGAGGGCGGCGAAATGGTGCTGGAGCGCGGGCATCTGGCGGGGCTGTGGTTCCTGCGCGCCCGCGCCCGGCGGGTGGAAAACGGCGCGGGGCGGCGGGTCGATCTGACCTTTCGCGCGCGCATCGACCTGGGTTGAGGAGAAACGGCGATGGCGGTGCAGAACGGACGCGACCTGCTGATCAAGATGGACATGACCGGCGACGGCCATTTCGAGACCGTGGCGGGGCTGCGGGCGACCCGGCTGGGCTTCAATGCCGAGACGGTGGACGTGACCAGCCTGGAAAGCCAAGGGCGCTGGCGCGAATTGCTGGCGGGCGCTGGGGTGCGCTCGGCCAGCATCTCGGGGTCGGGGGTGTTCCGGGACGGGACCACGGACGAACGCGCGCGGCAGGTGTTCTTTGACGGCGAGGTGCCGCGCTTCCAGGTGGTGATCCCGGATTTCGGCACGGTCGAGGGGCCGTTCCAGATCACGGCGCTGGAATATGCGGGCAGTTACAATGGCGAGGCGACATATGAGATTTCCATGGCAAGCGCAGGCGCGATCAGCTTCGTCGCCTTCTGAAGCCGTCAACCCGCTGGCGGGCGAGGTCGAGATCTGGCTGGACGGGCGGCGCCATGTCGCCCGGCTGACCCTGGGCGCCCTGGCGGGGCTGGAGGCGGACCTGGGCGCGGAAAGCATGATCGCGCTGGTCGAACGCTTCGAGGGCGGGCGGTTTTCCAGCCGCGACGTGATGGCGGTGTTGGTCGCGGGCCTGCGGGCGGGCGGCTGGCCGGGCGGCATGGACGCCTTGGCCGCGGCCGATCTGCGCGGCGGGCCGGTGGCGGCCGCCCATGCGGCGGCGGCGCTTTTGGCGCGGGCCTTTCGCATCGAGGGGACATGAGCGGCGGGCTGGACTGGCCGGGGCTGATGCGCATGGGCCTGGGCCCGGCGCGGCTGGGCGGGCTGGGGCTGCGGCCCGCCCAGTTCTGGGCGCTGACCCCGGCCGAACTGGCCCTGATGCTGGGCGTCGAGCCGGGGCGCCGGGGCGCGATGACGCGCGACCGGCTGGCGGAACTGGTCGCGCGCTATCCCGACCGGCCCGCAGGTTAGCATGAAAGGAGGCGCCGTCATGGCAGAGAAGGACGGATTGGACCGGCTGGACGAGGACGGGCCGGCGCTGGGCTGCGGCCTGGAGCAAAGCAGCCGGCTGGCGGCAGAGTTCGACGCCGAACTGGGGCGGCTGCGGCAGTCGATGGTCTATACCAACCGCGAGGTCGGCACGCTGACAGCGGGCATCGGCAGCGGGCTGCGCCGGGCGTTTTCCGGGCTGGTCCTGGACGGCATGAAGCTGTCGGACGCGCTGAAGGGCATTGCCCGCAGCATGGCCGACAGCGCCTTCGCCGTGGCGATGAAGCCGGTCGAGCAGGCGCTGGCCGGGGCCATCGCGCAGGGGGTGAACGGCATGGTTTCGGCCGTGCTGCCCTTTTCCCAGGGGGCGGCGTTTTCGCAGGGGCGGGTGATGCCCTTTGCCAAGGGCGGCGTGGTCAGCCAGCCCACATATTTCCCGATGCGCGGCGCGACCGGGCTGATGGGCGAGGCCGGGGCCGAGGCGATCATGCCGCTGCGCCGCGGTGCGGACGGGCGGCTGGGGGTCGCGGCGGCGGGCGGCGGCGGGCGGCCGGTCAATGTGACATTCAACGTCTCGACCCCCGACGTGGCGGGATTCCAGCGCAGCCAGAGCCAGATCGCCGCGCAGATGGGCCGGCTGCTGGCGCGCGGGGAAAGGAACGGCTGAGATGGCATTTCACGAGATCAGGTTCCCGGCGAACCTGTCCTTTGGCTCGGTCGGCGGGCCAGAGCGGCGGACGGAAATCGTCGCGCTGACCAACGGCCACGAAGAACGCCGCACGCCCTGGGCGCATTCGCGGCGGCGCTATGACGCCGGGCTGGGCCTGCGTTCGCTGGACGACGTGGCGGCGCTGATCGCGTTCTTCGAGGCGCGGGCCGGGCAGATGCACGGGTTTCGCTGGAAGGATTGGGCGGATTGCAAGTCCTGCGCGCCAAGCGGGACGGTGAGCTTCCAGGACCAGGAGATCGGCATGGGCGACGGGGTGCGGCGCGAATTTGCGCTGCGCAAGGGCTATGCCTCGGGTCCGGTACGCTATTGGCGGCCGGTGGCCAAGCCGGTCCAGGGTACGGTGCTGGCCGGGGTGGGCCAGGTGGAGCTGCGCGCCGGGGTGGATTTCGCGGTCGATTGGGCGACGGGGGTGGTCCGTTTCGTCGCGCCGCCCGAGCGGGGGGGGGTGGTCACGGCCGGGTTCGAGTTCGACGTGCCGGTGCGCTTTGACACCGACTGCATCGCGGTCTCGGTCGCGTCCTTCCAGGCGGGCGACCTGCCGCAGGTGCCGGTGGTGGAGGTGCGGCTATGAGCGAGACGATCGCGCGGGCCTGGGCGGTCGAGCGCCGCGACGGGCTGGTGCTGGGATTTACCGATCACGACCGGGGCTTGGGCTTTGACGGCATCGCCTTTCGCCCCGATAGCGGGCTGAGCGCGCGGGCGCTGGTGCAGGGATTGGGCCTGTCGGTGGACAATAGCGAGGCGGTGGGGGCGCTGTCGGACGGCGCCATCACCGAGCGCGACCTGATGGCCGGGCGCTGGGACGGCGCCGAAGTGCGGCTGTGGGAGGTGGACTGGACCGATTCCGCGAACCGGCGGCTGCTTTTCCGCGGCCATCTGGGCGAGGTGGTGCGCAGCGGCGCGGCCTTCCGCGCCGAGTTGCGCGGCCTGTCCGAGCCATTGGGCCGGGCGCAGGGGCGGGTCTATCACCCGCGCTGCTCGGCCATGCTGGGGGATGGGCAGTGCCGGTTCGACCTGGGCCGCCCCGGCTATGCCGCCGAGGGCGTGGTCGAGGCCGAGGACGAGGGCCGGCTGGTCCTGTCGGGCGTCGCCGGCCATGACGCCGGCTGGTTCGAGCATGGCCGGCTGGTGGTGCTGGCCGGCGCGGCCGAGGGGCTGTCGGGCCTGGTCAAGGCCGATGCCGCCCTGCCGGGTGCGCGGCGCGAGGTCGAGTTGTGGACCGCGCTGGGCATCCGGCCCGCTGTAGGCGACCGGGTGCGGCTGGAAGCGGGCTGCGACAAGCGGGCCGAGACCTGCCGAATGAAGTTCCTGAACTACCTGAACTTTCGAGGCTTTCCGCACCTGCCGCCCGAGGACTGGCTGATCGCGCCCAAGGTGAACCGATGAGCGCGGTCGTTCAGGCGGCGCGGGGCTGGATCGGCACGCCCTATGTGCACCAGGGCTCGGCCAAGGGGGCGGGGACGGATTGCCTGGGGCTGGTGCGCGGGGTGTGGCGCGAATTGTGCGGCGCCGAGCCCGAGGTGATGCCGGCCTATACGCCCGACTGGGGCGAGGCGGGCGGGACGGAACTGCTGCTGGGCGGGGCGGGGCGGCTGCTGCGGCCCGCGCCCGACGAGCGGCCGGGCGATGTGCTGGTCTTTCGCATGCGGGCGGGGGCGGTTGCCAAGCATATGGGAATACTGGCGGAAATCGGCGCGCGGGGCAGTTTCATCCATGCCTATGACCGGCATGGCGTGGTCGAAAGCCCGCTGTCGGCGCCGTGGCGGGCGCGGATCGCCGGGCGATTCCGGTTTCCGCCGCGGTAAGGGAAAGGGAAGCAATGGCGACGATTCTGCTGGCGGCGGTCGGGGCATCGCTGGGTGCGGGCTTTGGCGGCACGGTTCTGGGGCTTTCGGGCGCCGTCATCGGCCGGGCGCTGGGCGCAAGCCTGGGCCGGGCCATCGACCAGCGCCTGCTGGGCGGCGGCTCGAAGGCGGTCGAGACGGGGCGCGTGGACCGGATGCGCATCCAGACCGCGGGCGAGGGCACGCCGGTCGCGCGCATCTGGGGGCAGATGCGGGTGCCGGGCCATGCGATCTGGGCCGGCCCGCTGGTCGAGACCCGGCGCAGCCAGGGCGGCGGCAAGGGCTCGGGGTCCAGCGTGACCCAGATCGGCTATCGCGCCAGCCTGGCGCTGGCGCTGTGCGAGGGGCCGATCCTGGGGGTCGGGCGCATCTGGGCGGATGGCGAAGAGGTCTCGGCCGATGCGCTGAACATGCGGGTTTACCTGGGCGACGAGGAGCAATTGCCCGACCCGGCGATTGCCGCCGAGGAGGGCGAGGCGGCGCCGGCCTATCGCGGCTTGGCCTATGTCGTGCTGGAAGACCTGGCGCTGGAGAAATGGGGCAACCGGGTGCCGCAACTGTCCTTCGAGGTCACGCGGGCGGCCAGGCAGGGTCGGGGCCTGTCGCGCGAGGTGCAGGGGGTGGCGATGATCCCCGGCACCGGCGAATATGCGCTGGCGACCACGCCGGTCAGCTATGACATGGGCCTGGGCGAGATGCAGGTCGCGAACCGCAACAGCGCGCTGGGGGCGACGGATTTCCTGGCCTCGATGGCGACGCTGGGGCGGGAATTGCCGCGGGTCGGCTCGGTCTCGCTGGTGGTGTCGTGGTTCGGCGACGATCTGCGGGTCGGCGAATGCGCGGTGCGGCCCAAGGTCGAGGACCTGTCGCGCGACGGCCAGGGCATGGCCTGGCGCGCCGGCGGCATCGGGCGCGATGCGGCGCAGGCGGTGGCGCGGGTGGACGGGCGGCCGATCTATGGCGGCACGCCGGCCGACGGCTCGGTCATCGAGGCGCTGCGGGCGATCGCGCAAAGCGGGCGCAAGGCGGTGTTCTATCCCTTCATCCTGATGGAGCAGCTTGCCGGGAACGGCCGGCCCGATCCCTGGAGCGGGGCCGCGAACCAGCCGGTCATGCCCTGGCGCGGGCGCATCACCACCAGCGTCGCGCCGGGGCGCGAAGGCAGTCCCGTGGGCACCGAGGCGGCCGCCGAGGAGGTGGCGCGGTTCTTTGGCACGGCCGAGCCGGGGGATTTCAGCCGCGACGGTTCGGTGATCCGCTATGACGGGCCGGAGGAATGGTCCTATCGCCGGTTCATCCTGCATTACGCGCATCTTTGCGCCGCGGCGGGCGGGATCGACGCCTTCCTGATCGGGTCCGAGATGGTCGGGCTGACGACGATCATGGCGGCGGGGCATTCCTTTCCGGCCGTGCAGCAGTTGCGGCGGCTGGCGGCGGATGTGCGCGGCATCCTGGGCGAGGCGGTCAAGGTCGGCTATGCCGCCGACTGGTCGGAATATTTCGGCCACCAGCCCGGCAATGGCGACGTGCATTTCCACCTGGACCCGCTTTGGGCCGACGAGAACATCGACTTTGTCGGCATCGACAATTACATGCCGCTGTCGGATTGGCGCGATGGCGAGGATCACCTGGACGCCCATCACGGGCGCATCGACGATCCGGCCTATCTGCTGGCCAATGTCGCGGGCGGCGAGGGCTATGACTGGTATTATGCCAGCGATGCCGACCGGCAGGCGCAGCGGCGCACGGCGATCCATGATGGCGCGCATCACGAGCATTGGATCTGGCGCTACAAGGATATCCGCGGCTGGTGGCAGAACGCGCATCACGACCGGATCGGCGGGGTGCGGCAGGCGCAGCCTTCGGCCTGGGTGCCGGGCCTGAAGCCCGTGTGGTTCACCGAGATGGGCTGCGCGGCGCTGGACAAGGGCACCAACCAGCCCAACAAGTTCCTGGACGCGATGAGTTCGGAATCGATGCTGCCGTATTTCTCGGACGGGCGGCGGGACGACCTGGTGCAGGCGGCCTATCTGCGGGCGATGACCGGGTTCTGGGGCGATCCGGCGAACAATCCGGCGCGGGCCGCCCATGGCCGGACCGGGGCGGGGCGAATGGTGGACATGGCGCGCGCGCATGTCTGGTGCTGGGACGCGCGGCCCTATCCGGCCTTTCCGGCGCGTCTGGACCTGTGGTCGGACGGCCCGGCATGGCAGCGCGGGCACTGGCTGAATGGCCGCGCCGGCGCGGTGCCGCTGGCCGATGTGGTGGCCGAGATCTGCCGCGAGGCGGGGGTGCGGGCATTCGACGCCGAGGGGCTGCGCGGGCTGGTGCGCGGCTATGCGCTGTCGGGGGCCGAAAGCGGGCGCGCGGCCTTGCAGCCTTTGATGCTGGCGCATGGCTTCGACGCGGTCGAGCGCGACGGCGTCTTGCGCTTTGTCATGCGCGGCGCGCGGGTCGATGCCGAGCTTGGCCCCGGTGACATGGCGCTGGCCGAGGAGGTCGAGGCGGTGGAAGTTTCGCGCGCCGCCGATGCCGAGATGGTGGGCCGCATCCGGCTGACCCATGTCGAGGCGGGCGGCGATTATGCCGCGCGCACCGCCGAGACGGTGATGCCGGGGGCCGAGTTCCTGGCGGTCTCGGACAGCGAACTGGCGATGGCGCTGACGCGGGCCGAGGGGCGGGCGCTGGCGGAACGCTGGCTGTCCGAGGCGGCGGTGGCGCGGGACGCGGTGCGCTTTGCCCTGCCGCCCTCGCTGGGGCATCTGGGGCCGGGGGACGTGGTGCGGCTGGCCGAGGGGGCGGCCGAGGCCAAGCGCTGGCGCATCGACCGCATCGAGCGGGCGGGCGCGATCACGGTAGATGCGGTGCGGGTCGAGCCAGGGGTCTATCGCCCGGCCCGCGTGGTCGAGGGCGAGGCGGCGCTGCGCCCCTTTGTCCCGCCGATCCCGGTCTGGCCGGTTTTCCTGGACCTGCCCTTGCTGCGCGGCGACGAGGTGCCCCATGCGCCGCATCTGGCGGTGACGGCGACGCCCTGGCCGGGGGCGGCGGCCGTCTGGGTCTCGACCGAGGAGGCGGGGGGCTATGCGCTGAACGCGACCCTGGCCGAGCCTTCGGTCATGGGGGTAACGGAAGGGCCGCTTTCGGCGGCGCGGCCGGGGGTCTGGGACCGCGGGCCGGCGCTGCGGCTGCGGGTCAAGGGCGGCAACCTGCGTTCCGCCAGTGCCGAGGCGCTGCTGGCGGGGGCGAACCTGCTGGCGATCGGCGACGGCTCGGCCGAGGGCTGGGAATTGCTGCAATTCCGCGATGCGCGGCTGGTCTCGGCCGGGGTGTGGGAGGTGTCGATGCGGCTGCGCGGGCAGGCGGGGACGGATGCCTTCATGCCGGCGGTCTGGCCCTCGGGCAGCGTGGCGGTGCTGCTGGACGGGGCGGCGGCGCAGGTGGAACTGGCGCCCTCGGCCCGCAACCAGCTGCGGCATTGGCGCATCGGGCCGGCGACGCGCAGCCCGGACGATCCCAGCTATCGCCATATCGCCGCGGCGTTCCGCGGCGCCGGGCTGCGGCCGCTGTCGCCCTGTCACCTGGCGGTGCGGGGCCGGGTCGTGACCTGGGTGCGGCGCACGCGGATCCAGGGCGACGGCTGGGACGGGCCGGACGTGCCGCTGGGCGAGGCGCAGGAGCGTTACGCCGCCCGGCTGGTCCGGGACAGGCAGGTGCTGGCCGAGGCGGTGCTGGCCGAGCCGCGCTGGGCGGTGCCCGATGGCGTCTGGTCCCAGGCCGCGGCGGGCGGCGGCTTTGCCGTCGAGGTTGCCCAGCTTTCCGACACGTTCGGGGCCGGGCCCCATGCAAGGAGGATGATCCATGTCTGA